TTAGAAGTTTCATACTGATCACATTCTGGGCATTTAAAAAGCGAAAGGTCCATGGTAAATAATATACCACAGACCTTTTGACTTGTATATTCGGCAAAAGCTCAAAATTGCAAAACGCAGTTGTCGAAACGAAGTGTCATTGAGATTTCCATTGGACCACCGTCCTCGTAGGTAACCTCGCCGAAGTTTGCTTCGGTGATGAATGCACCCTTGATGTCCCAGAGCTCGACGACAGTGCCGACTGGGTCTAGAAGCTTCAATTGGATATCGCGCTTGTAGAAGTCTGCGTAGCCTGCGCGGCCTGATACAGACTCGAAGTGGGTGCGGACCCATTCCATGACCTGCTGTGCGCCTGATGGTGCGATTGGGTCGTGGAGGGTGACTGCGATCGTACCGAATGTCGTCTTACCTGCGAGGTAGCGACGTGAGTTGATGAAGGGAACTTCAACTTCTTCGGTCGTAATTGTTGGACGAGCCGTGGTCTTGATGATGTAGGCATCGATGCCTTCGATCATGAGGACCCAGCGGTTCTTGCGCTTCGGCTCGAACTTGTTTGGAATCATCGATGTAACGTCAAGTGTCTCTGCGGCCATGTTTTAATCTCCTGTTATCCTTATGTAAGTATCTGCTAAAACGTAATTTTTTTCGTAAATCACTCGTGATGAGTGTGAATGTTTGTGTTGATTATCTGCGGCGGGCACGAGCGCCCATGCCGTTCGCTGCCTTCCATTCTGAGAGCGCCAGGTCAATTTCAGAGTTGACTCCGCCTAATGTCCGCTCTACCTCTCTTACAGCAGCAGGATTTACATCGTCTGGGCTTGCATCTGCTCCTAGTTCGATGATCGTCTCTAGCTGCTCTGTTACTGCGGCGCCGAGCGAACTATATGCTTTGGCGAAAGCAATGAGCTCACCTGCACTGACTTCGTACAATTCTCCACCCCTGGCGATGGGGGCCTCGGCGAGATTCTTGCGAGCCTTCGCTTTTTTTACCTCTTCGGCTATGATGTTCTTTAACTGTGCAGACGTAATCTTCATGTTGTCTCCTGAATGTCGCTCAATTTTATGTAATTATTCAGTTTCCGTAAATAAATTAATTGTTTTTATTTGTCCGAGGTTACCAGAGATAACTTTATGAAGAATTATTCTGGTAACCTCAGATCACCCTATCACTGTACCTGTTGTAGGTTGTTGGCAACAACGAAGTCAAGTGAGACGAACTCGATCGACTTGACAGGCTGGACGAAGATCTTACCACGAACCGTGTTGTTCTCAACGTCTGTCTGTGTCGTTGTTGTTGCATCAATGATGACCCTGAATCTCTCAAGACCACTGAGTGCCTGGATCCTCTGTAGGCGTGGTGTGACGGCTGCGGAGAATCTTGCGAGTGTTGCTTCGCGATTTGGCTCGAAGAGGATGCCTTGTGCAATCTCGCGGACCTGACGCCTGATCTCGATGAGGAGGCGACGGACATTGACACGATCAAGTGCAGATGATGCAACCTGTAGCGTCTTCTGTCCCCAGACCACGAGTCCTGATGCTGGGTTTGTTCCAGATTTTGGAGCTCCGACGAATCCAACGATTGGATTTAGCCTGTCGTTGTAGAGACCATCGAGATCTTCCTCCTTCAACCTTACCCTGCTCTCGAGGGCCTGTTGTGGTAGAGCGCCGCGGGCGAAACCTGCTGGTGCAAACCAGGGATGTCCAACTGCGTCATTCAATGACAGTGCGCCGAGAACAAGTGCAGAAGGTGGAACATATAAGTTATTTCTGTCTGGAGCAGCATAAAGGATGTCTGGGAAGTATGCAGCTGCGAAAGAGTTGTCTATGTTACGATCCCTGAATGAATTGATTGTCTGAACAACTGAAACGATGTCACAATCATGTCTTACTTCGTATTCGGCATCAGTTCCCTCTTCTTTATATTGCTCGACGTCCATGAGGTATAGAGCGTCAAATCTCTCTTCTACAGCAACAGTTGCATAGTCTGTTACTATTGGGTGTCGTATGCCAGGTATTGCAAGGAGTTGTATATCAAGGTTTGTTACGTTCTTCATGATATCTACAGCTTTTACAAACGCTTTCACGTTTGGTCCTTCTGTAAGACCTCTTCCATTACTTGCAACCATATCAGATGATACTGCGTTGTTTGTTATTCTTGCTTCATCTTCATCAAAGATATTGACACCATCAAATCCACCCTGCATGAATAGTGTAAACTTTGCATATCTTCTGTTTATTGTCTCATTCAAATCAGAGACCTGGAATGCTCTTGTCTTGTTTGAATCATTGGCTGCTATATTTCCATTTCTAACATAAGAAGCTGAGTGCCACTTTAGGGTGTCTGCTGCTCCGCTAGAACCTGTTGCAACCTGTATGTTTTCAAGTGTAAAGATGTTGTTGTTGAATCTATCGGCATCAAGAATACCATTTGCTGCGGTGTCTGCTACTCCAGAATTATCTCCAACAACAAAGTTTTGTTGTGTAGTAGCAAAACCAGGGAAGTACTTTGTGAATGATTCTATAGATTTATTCACAAGAACAGATGAGTTTGGTTTTGTTATCAAATCAACTTGTTCAAATTGTGTACCCCAATAGAAGTTTACATTCGCAGATTCAGTTGCACTTCCTACAACTCCGTCAGTTACCTTTTTTCTGAAAGGAACGGGTGGTTGTACAACCTTACGTAGAATTTCCTTGTCTTTTGAACCGCCTGCAGGACTCGTGTCAGTGTCACTAATGTTATTTCCTAACGTCGGAAACACTGCTGTACCTGATGTTACGAGGTGGTAAGAGCCCCTGAATCCTATTGGAAGTGCCGTTGGATCAATAAACTCGTTTGCAACTTCATCAGAAACTTCTACCCTAACGTAGTTAGAACGGCTTGAGTATGCACCCTCAATCACAAGCTTTTGCTCTTCTGCATCACGATCAAAGTCAAAGTATGAATTTATGTCTCCTATCATCTTTGCTATGTAACGAGGTGACGTTGGATTCAAGTCACATACAAATGCTTCCCCTGATGAAATCAGCGTTGGTGCTGAATCTCTATCACCCCATCTTCTTATTCTTATTGTGAATGAACCATATTTGTTGACTGGGTCGTTTGATGGTGTGATGTTTTCTATTGATATCTTGTAAAGATTTGATATGTTAGCGCCTGCATCTAACGCATGAAGCCTGAAAAGATTTACAGGTTTTCCACCAAACTTTTGTGAAATTACCCATGGTGATTTTGCGTAATTAAATCTATCTTCAAAACTTTCATAATTTGGTATCGTAGAAGTCCCAGTATTTCTTGCAATTGAAGAAGTGATTATAAATGCTGAATTTTCAACTCCAACTTTTCCTTTATAGAAAGAATATACATTACTTACATCTGCACCATGTGTACCTGAAAGAATACCGACGCCAGTTAACTCAGCAACTGCAGGATGTATGTCCCAGTGAGCATATAGATAATGTCCTTTTTCTTGTAATTTTAAAGGATCTCTATTTAGAACATTACCAAAGTAATTGTTAGAAGATGGATCGAATGACGCAGTTACTACATTCGGGCTGTTTGCGTCAAGTCCTTTATGACCATTCAGAAGTAATACGAAGTCCTGCTTTTCAACACCGTTATCCATTAAAGTAACAGTACCAAAAGTTGCTCCACTTAGATATTGTGGTGAATCCATCGTTGCAATCAAGTTAGAAGCTGGAGCACTTGAGTCAGGTGCACCAACAAGTGATGATGATAATCTAAGAAGAACGCCAGAGGCAGCCATCAATACACCTCTTACGATTGGTACTGCTTTATTTTCTCCAGCTAATTGTAAACCTGCATCACTAAAGAAAGTAGATGCAAGAGATTCTGACATGTAACAACCAAGGAAATATGTTCTTCCTAGATCACCACCAAAATTTGCAAATTCATTTTTATCTAACTTGCCAAGGGTTCCACTTGGTTGTTGCTCACCAACAACAAACCCAGCACCAGTGACAGATCCAGGATAAACGCCGGCTGTGCCTTGTCTCTCAAGGCCGTCTCCGACTCCGAGAACTCGCAAGTATGATACTGCTCTTGCATTTCGCAACCATTCAAGAACCGCGATGGGTCCAAAGTGTTTGCTATCTACAGTTCCAAATTTTGATTGAAAGTCTGATAAAGTACCCACTGTTATTGGTACAAAGGCTGGGCCTTTTTTCGAAGTACCAATAACACCCGCTGGGATACCAACAGGTTGTTGTGTAAGAGGTCCCGAAATATCGATTTCATTTGCTGTTACGCCCGCGGCGCCTAGTTTTAGCTGTGCCATCTACGATGCTCCATTTTAGCTGCTAGTTAACTATATCGTTCACTTCAAATTTCTCACACGAACTGAACACCAGCGTTTGTGATTATGAAGTCAATTGCAATAAACTCGATTGACCTGGTTGGCACTATGACTATTCTTCCGTTCAACCTGTTCAAATCTATGTCTTCTTGCGTGTTATTCGTTTCATTCATTACAACCTGGAATGCTTCAACACCTGCTTGTGTTTGAATCAGACCTAATTGAAATACAGCATCTGCTACGAAACGATTTCTAACAGCTGGCGTGTTCTGTTCGAATACCAACTTGTTAGCAATTCCTATGATTATTCTCTTCACCTCAAGAAGTAGACGTCTAACGTTTACTCTATCAAGTGCAGACTTGCTTATCTGTAACGTCTTTTGACCGAATATGACGAATCCGAGTCTTGGGAACGTTGCGATTGGATTGATTCTTGAATCATATAGAACATCTCTGTCTAGCACATTAAGTCTTACTGAGACATTCTTTACAAAGTCTAAAGCCGCTCTATTGAAACCTGCTGGTGCAAACCATGGGTAAGAAACTTTATCGTTATAACCCATTGCAGCCAAAGCAGCAACTGTTGCTGGAACGGTTATTCTTTTACCGTTTGATGGGTCTGATATAATAACGTCTGGGAAGTATGCGGAAACAAATGTGTTATCGATGGAACGAGCATCGAAATTGTCTGCTGTATTTTGAACGTTAATGTATGAACCGGTTCCAGAAATTTCTCCGTCAAATATTCTGTCTCCTTCAGAGTTATAATTTGGGATATCCATGAGATATAGAGCCAAACCATAGTTTGAAACTGCATCAGAAACATAATCTGTTACGAATGGTTCACGTTGACCTGGTAGCACCAATAGATTTATATTTGAAGCAATTGGGTCTGTGATAATGTCTGTTGCAACTCTATAAGAGTTAATTTGATTCTTTTCAATACCAACACCGTTCTGATTAATGCCGAATCCTGGAGATACGTAACCGGACCATGAGCCGCCATTTGTTTCTCCAGATGTTGAAAGATCATCAAAACGAGCTCCGTGCTTGTCTAGGAGGTTAACACCATCAAAACCAC